TTAATTTTATAAATGGGGCGGATGTGCGCCGGGATTCGCACATGCCTTTCGGCTCCGCCCCCTTCTTTTATCTAACAACAATTTCACAAGAATCTTCACCGATAGTTCCCAATGCTTTCATCGGCATAGTCAATTCGATAGCCGGTGACGCATAATTGATTGTCGGCACTTCCAAGTTGCATTTCTTAAAGTACACATCAATAATTGATCCCGCAGTATCTCCAAAGGTAAAGAGGATTGTGGGCTCTTCATTTGCAAGACCATCTGTGAAATATTTTGCATCTGCTTTTCGGAAATATACATTCAATGAAGAATTGATATCTCTGGTGTCCTCCATAAAATCAGTTGCGTAATCATTACCAACTTCATCATCAACATATTTTTTAGGAGCACGAATAGTTAAGCTACAACTCTTAATTGTAGCAGCAACATCATCGATTTGAAGTGTAGTGTCTTTGGATTCAATTGGATCGCCGATAACCGTCTCATCCAAAGGTAAATAACCACAAATAACATCATCTGTTGCTCCTGTTGTTCCAAGATTATTGGCGAGAGTCAACGTATTGGCTGCTGTATCAACAGAAGATATTTTTGAATAAACCGCTGCACTACCTGCATCATGTTTCGTTTTGTTGTAAATGTAAGCGTCAGCAGAAAACAAACTGGCATCATCAACATGAATATGAGTATTTGTTGCTACAGAATTAGAGGATAATGCACTTGTTCCTGCATAGACCATTTTCATTCCCTGCCCAGAAAACGTAACTTTAACTGCTCCTTCATTTGTGATATCAAAAACCGCTTCATCAACAGAAGCTCCGTATATTCCCTGAACAAAATGATCAGATTCTATCCATATTGTGAGCGAAGGAGAAGTAAGCTCTTGTTTATAAAAAATGCTTGATAGAGTAACAACCTGTGCAAGTGCATGAGTTGCTGCTGTAGTTGAGGCATACCCTCTTGTACAGCCAGTCAGCGTTGCAGAAGTCGAATTTCTGGCAACTCTTGTGATTCCTGTATAATGAACCTTTTCAGAAACTGTCCCAGCTAAAGTCACAACCCCTTTCTCTGGCAAAATGCCGCCAGCAATTGTATTTATTTCAATCATAGAAGTTGATGCTGTAGCTCCTATTGTACAAATGGCGGCAGTAACTGCTTCTTTATCTCCCTGCAATGCTTCAAATAGGGCATCTCCTTGCGGAGCTGATCCAACTGTCCCTGATGGTCTAAGATACATTGGAATTTTCCATTTTCCAGCGGGAAGAGCATTCTGGAAACGATCTAAAACGTCCAATGTATTCTGCAATTCCTCTGAATCAACAAAGGCAGGATTCTGACTAATCTCAGCATTTCCAGCCGGTCTGATAAAATCGGTTGTCCCGCTCGGAAAAACTAATGTGCCCAGTACTGTTTCTAATTTAGCAAAAACACGTTGTTTTCTGGCAATTCCAATATTTTCATTTACAGACATGATGTGTTACCTCCTCAAAATTTTATTCACCAATCCATGTTTCAAATGGAATTGAAATCAAAGTGTTCCAATATCCATTTTCGTCTAATCCTATAATATCCGTGCTTGATTCACGGAACATTACTCCTTCCAAATCCTGCCTCCTAAATAAAGTCTCTAATCTGGCAGCATAATCCAAAGAATTTTTTGTGCCATTGTTGGCCAAATCAAATATCTGGATCATCAGAACACCTGTGCGCAATCCCACGCCACTTTCTCCAATTTCTCCATAAAAAGTTTCTCCCATTCTAATTGTTGGCTTGATCCAAATATCATTCGGCTCCCTGAACATCTGATTAGGCCAACAAATCGGTGTAGCTGTTGCCCAAGAAGAAGTAAACTCATTCATTATTGCTGATCGTATTTCTTCAAGAGTCATCCTTCAGCTCCTCCTGTTGAAGTCAAAATCTTGCTTTTCTGAATAGCTTGAGCTAATGCCAAAGTTATTTCTTGCAATGCCAATCTATAAACACCTTGAGGAGCCTTCACTTTACTCCAGCCATTTTCAATTCTCTCAGCATAAGGCACATTGTTGAATAGCCAAATATCTCCATCACCAACCTTCCATGTCCAGTTTGGAATTTGAGGAGAGGGCAAAACTTCTCCTTTCTTCATAACTTTCTTCACAACTCCCTCTTCTGGAGATGGATCATGATTAGCAATAGAATTGCTGGCACGATAAACTCCTGTCAACACTGGACTTCGTTTTGTGATGCTTTTGTAAACATCTAAAACTCCTTTTCTGATCGCAGCACTAATCTCTGCATCAATTACAACAGCCATTTTTCTAAGCTGTTGAGAAAAAGCCTCGGCATTGCTGGCAAGTTCTTCACTCAGTTCCATTGAAATCCTTCTTTTTATTTTTGACTTCTTTGGCAGCTAAAAAATTTGACAACTCAATTATTCTGGCGTCTTTTTCATGAATTATTTCTTCTAAGCGTTTAATTCTGTCTTCTAAGAAACTTTTTTTTGCCATTTTCTAATCTCCTTATTTTACATCAATAAAATATATCAGTTTTGTTCCTCCAGGCTTGAGCGAAACAATTCTTTCAGGGTGCCAAACTTGCCCATCATACTCAATTCTGAAATCAGCAGTTTCTAAGTTTGGCAAATCCTCCGTGGACAACAGCAATCGAACTTTATCTGATTTCACATATTGGCCAGCTGAATTTGTTAATGTCGGATTTGTCAGAACTCCGATTGTTGGATACTCGGTCTCGGCAGCAGAATAAGAATCAGCAGTTGCATTATATACATTGTGATTCTCCAGGATTAAAGTCATCGAATCTCCAAATTTATCAATTAACCTTTTAGCTGTATTCCTTTTGCTAACCCAGTCAGTGCTTGATGTTGAAACAGCAGCAGGTACTGGATCGTCCATGACCCAAAGGATTCCACTTTTCGTATAATGACCAGCTGGAGAAGTATCAATGTCGCAGGTGATAACATATTGCATGTTATTCGTTCCCGCTTTTTTCATCCAGAAATTTACTGCACCGCCATCTACATTTTGCTCCGAATCATCAATCATTGCAGCAGTTGTATCTGATCCATTTGAATCTACAATAGCCACAACTGCAGTAGCAATTGTTGCTGCTCCGATTTCCGCACTAAAATCGAACTGGAGATAATATTCTTCGGTGGTCTGTTTTGTGCCAAAATATCCTGTTGTCATAAATTCAGCTCATAATTTTCTGGAGTAATTAAAACTGTTCCGTCAGATGATTTCACATATAATCGAAAGCCTTTGCAAACTACACAATGCAAATATTCTGGTTTCGGAGGCACGATATATATTCTGGTTTCAATCCGTTTCGTTTTACCATCATAAGGCTTGAGAATGGTTATCAAATCTGGCTTTACATCGATTACAAGCCACCATTTTTCGCCATCATGCCTTTTCTTGATAAGCCTTCCCGGAGTAACAATATCAGTCAAGTCATTTTCTGTTTTGATCTGATTAGAACCATTTTGCCAATGCAGAAAACCGGGAAGCATTTCTGTTGTTTGAAAATTCTGCCTGAGAAATCCCCTTCCAAATCTTCTGATCATTGGAATTCCAATAATATCCTGTTTTGGAAGATTGATTTGAGGAAGCAAGGAAAAGCGCACACAGTCCTGAAGATTACCACCTTTCGTGATAATCGTTCCGTCTCTTTTTTCAGCTTCCCATTTATACGCTTCTGAAATCTTCATTTATATCTCATCATAAGCCAGTGTCAGAGTTTCAGCAGTTAAGGTTCTGTGAGGTGCCGTTGAAGCAACGCTCATTTGCAGTTGAATCAAATCACCAATATAAGAATCATCGTCAGCTGGCAGGAATGGACCAGTGTCCGTAACGTCCCCATCAAAAGCGGTTGCTGCTGATACATATCCAAACAAATCTGCGCTTGTTGCCATTTGTGTTTTATAGTTGGCAATCCAATCTGTTCCTCGATTAAAAACAACTACCCCAATGCCTGTTCCAAAAGTATTTCCGCCATCCGTGTACCATCTCAAATTGCTAACACTTGTGTCTGGAGGATCAGTCATTTTTACTCTCAATTGCTTTGTATAAGAATAAATCGATCCAGCTGCTGGAACAGATAACGGATTGTTTGTATCAACTGTTGCATTATCTGCATCTTTAAATCGTACAGTTCCAGAAGTTTTGTCTGTTCCTGTTGTTAATGCTGACATCTCATGAATTTGAAGTGTTGCCGCCATAAATATCACCTCCTAAAAATTTTTATGCCCAAACGTCTTCGGTTTTTACAACCTTTGTTCTCTTACTATGTACAATAGCATGAACCGGTACATGGCCTCCGGAAAATAATTTTGCATCAATGGAGGCGGTCTCATCATGGAATATAGAAGTTATCGCATCCACATTAGTAGTCTTGATCTGATCTGCCAATAAAACAGCAGAATCCAAGGAAATGGAATTGTCTAAGGTTTTCTGAATTAGAGCCTGTAAATCGGCATATGATAAATGCTCCTGCTGAACACAAGCATTGATTAGAAGATTTGAAGCATAGGTAGAAAATAAGCAGGAGTCCATTAGCATAGATTTTGAACTTGATTGCAACAAACAAGAATCTACCGATATGGATTTTGAACTTGATTGTGACAAGCAAGCATTAAAAAGCAAGGAGAGATAAAAAATTTCTTGAATTGCGGAGTCTAATGATAGGAAAGCAGAAAATATTTTTTGCAAGGCAGCATCAAGCAGAAAAGTGTTTTCTTTGAAAACAGTAGCAATGGCATCCAAAAGTGATTCTGATGTTAAGCCTTCTTTTTCTAAAATGGAATCAAGGGAAATTGGAGACAAAATTCCTTCTTTTTCTAAAATGGAATCAAGGGAAATTGGAGACAAAATCCCTTCTTTTTCTAAAATGGAATCAAGGGATACCAACCCAAGAGCTGTTATTTTTAGGAGGGCATCCAATGCAGCTTCTTTTGTAAGATTTGCTTTTTGCACAACAGAATCGATACTTGCCTGGATGAGTAATTTTTCTTTCTGAGTCAGGGCATCCAAAGAATTGGAAATAGTAGAGCTTAATTTAATAGCTGAATCAAGACTTGCGATTGCTGTAAGCAGCTTCAATAAATTCGCATCAATAGAAATAGAGTTTGTTGAATTGTTTTCCTTCAGCAACAGAGCATCTAAATCTGCTGATTTTTCACCTGTCAACTGAGTACAAGCATCTAAAATATCACTTATGCTTAAATCAGCTTGAGCAATTAGGGCACTCAATTCTGTTGTGAAATTCAACCCTGCCATGAGCAATAAAGCATCCTGCTGGCTAACCGCTGTCAGCCCTTCCTTCTGAGTAATCGCATCAAAAGAATTCGAGGTTACAATGCCGGTTTTCTGCAATAAACTGTCTAATGAACTGCTTTTGAAAATATAGCTCAGAAAATAATAAGTATCAGAAACATACCAAAGATCATCAGTTATAGTTGCGTCAGGCCATGCCGTTAATCCAGAAATAAAAGCCCTATGTTTCAAATCTACAGACATTTTATCCGCTCACATACTTTCCTTTGGTGAAAGTCGTTCCATCATCACTGTGGGTTTCCTGAAATAGCACAGTTACTCCCGCATCATCATAAATTTTATTATCTGTCGCAGTGGTCTCTTGCTTGTTCCTAAATTTTCGATATAAATAATTTGTTGCCTCTATTAGAGTCGGAGTAGAAGTTGGAAGTCCTTGCGCCATCTCTGCTATTTTCCCGGAAACAATTGTTGAAAGGCTTGCTTGTACCAAATCAATTTCAGAAATAACAGTTGATAAGGTGGCTTGAGTCAAATCAATCTCAGAAACAATAGTAGATAGGCTTGCTTGAACTAAATTTATCTCTGATAAAGAGGTCGCTATTGAAGCTTGTACCAAGTTTATCTCAGTTAAAGATGTTGATAAAGAAGCTTGAGTCAAATCAATTTCCGTTTGTACTAAATCAATTTCAGAAATAACCGTTGATAAAGTGGCTTGTACTAAATCAATCTCAGAGACTATCGTGGAAATTGATGCCTGTACTAAATTTATCTCAGAAATAACAGTAGAAAGGGAAGATTGAGCAAGATTTATTTCCGATAAAGCTGTGGATAAAGTTGCTTGTACTAAATCAATTTCATTTTCAATTGTTCCAAGGGAAGCAATTGCAGTTGACAAAGTTGCTTGAACAAGATCAATTTCAGAAATAACAGTTGATAAGGTGGCTTGAGTCAAATCAATCTCAGAAACAATAGTAGATAGGCTTGCTTGAACTAAATTTATCTCTGATAAAGAGGTTGCTATTGATGCTTGAACTAAATTTATCTCTGATAAAGCTGTTGCTATTGAAGCCTGTACTAAATTTATTTCTGTCAATGCTGTTGATAGGGAAGCTTGTGCCAAATTTATTTCCGTTTGCACTAAATCAATCTCAGAAATAACTGTTGATAGTGAAGCTTGTACTAAATTTATCTCCGATAAAGAAGTAGCTATTGATGCCTGTACTAAATTTATCTCAGAAACTATTGTGGAAAGGCTTGCTTGCACTAAATCAATCTCAGAGACTATCGTGGAAATTGATGCTTGTACTAAATCAATTTCAGAAACAACTGTAGATAAAGAGGCTTGAGTCAAATTCATTTCCGAAACAATGGTTGATAGTGAGGCTTGTACCAGATCAATCTCAGTCTGCACCAAATCAATTTCAGTTAAAGATGTC